ATACTGTGATGTTGCTCTGCTGTTGATAAATCTATTATTAGTATATATTTTTTAGTAGATAGATAAAGTCAGTAATGTGTAAAAATATATATAAAACAGAGAAAACGGAAAGCAAATCAACGCAATCGCTCAAACCCTTATAATCACTGCATTTTTTAACGTTGCTTTGCTCAGAGCAACACACGTTCGTTCGTAGAAAAAAATCGACCAAACCATTATTTTTGATTAACGCATTTCCTCTTGACAAATTTTATTTCACCATATATAATGGTATGGTGTAAAACGCACCAGAAAAATCGTGTGTTTTATAAACAATATCAATTATTTATAAACAATCGAAAGGAGGAATAAAAAATGGCATTAAAAAGATTTACTATCGGGCTACCAGAGGACACCTATCAAATTTTAAAAGAACAAGCAGAGCGAGACCACCGTACACTCGGTCAACAAATCGCATACCTATTAGAAGTATACGTACCAGCATACCAAAAAACAATGGAAGTCACATTCCCGGGTACGTTCATAAAGCCGACCTTAGCCGAAAACCCAACAAACGCACCCATATTAACTAACGACACAAACACATACTATAAAAAAAGAAAGGAGCTAATATAACAAAATGGTACTTTTACCGAATTTCACAATACCAAAAAATTTATACCGAGACCTTGTCTCACAAGCTACATACCGCCACCAGACACTCGCAGAAGCTACAAGAGAACGACTAACTACCACATTAAATTCAAACTATTCATTCAATAATAAATGGTCAGAAACATATCGTATTATATGGCAAGGAACTCAACTACAATACTTAAATTATCCTGAAAAAATGAAATTTGATTATGTAGTGGCGCGAAAAACTAATGATGTATTCGCACAAATACAGCAACAGACCGGGTATGAAAACGACGCCTTGGTAAAAGAAATAGTCGCTCGAATAGCGTACACTATGAATGACCCATTTTATTATGAATTTATAGACCGGGAGGACAATTTAGTCCTCTCTCTTTTTTTAATTTCTCCCCGAACTCACGTCCACCGGGAGTGTTGTGTATCCTCTCGTGTTCACTTACAGTTACACAGACTAGATTGCTAATTATATTATTAGTCTTAACCCAGTCTACGTGGTGTATTACACACCCAACCGGGACACTCATACCCGCTTCCGCTTCCCACATAGCCACGTGAAGTCTTTTTCTATCTCCAGAGGTACAAACGTAGTAGCCGGGTCTTCTTGTCTTGCCTATATTTTTTACCCAAATACATTTGCTGGTCTAAGCGGGTACACACTTCACGCCTCTTATTATTGTTCAGCATATCACCAATCATAGTTATTCTACTCCTTATCTCTTAATAATTGATTAAGTCTTACGTTTTCAGCGTGTAAATCGTCTATCATATGGTTCATTTCGTCTTCGTGAGCCTTCATATTTTCTATTCTATCTAATAACATCATTACTATCTGCTCCCAATGATAACCGCCCATAAAATCACCTCCATTATAATAAAGTTCTCTTACTTCCAGTAACAGCTCTGCCAGACCATAAATCTACTGTCGCATAACGTGTTGCGTCAATTCCGTGGTCATTAACACTAGGCCATTCTTGAATAATTATTTCTTTTCCGCCTATATCACGTCTCAAAAATTCAGCACCAACGAACTCAGCCCAACAGCCAGGACACCTTTCTGAGTCAATCCAGATTTCTTTAACGTCACCAAATCCACCAGTTAAGAACTGATATGATACGTCTCTCGAACCCGATACTTTCTTAACCGGGTATATGTTCAACCCCTTGCTTCTCAAGCCGTCGATAATTCTATTATCTATTTCAGAGTTTATTAGCGACGATATATTAACCGACCTATCAAATAAGCCACCGCCACGCTTCAACATCTCAGCGACGTTCATATAAATACCGTCTTCTGACCAACCGATACCTCTTACTTCGTCAGTTATAAATAATATCTTTTTAACTTTATTATAACCTACAACTACACATACAGTAGGGTCAGGTCTATAACCATAGTCCATACCAACAAGCCAACGCCAACACTCAGGACCATTACCAAATTCCGAGGTATCAATATCTCCAACTCTAACGGGTCTAAGTAGTGGGAATACCATAGTAGCCGGGTCTCCAACCTCTCCCATTATGACGTGCTTCCACTCCTGTTCATTTTCTTCCTTCATTGCTTCAGCCATATCATAAACTTGTTGTGGTACGATACCTCTTGGAATATCATATAAATTAACGTGTTTGAAGTAAACCTTTTCGCTTAATTTTTTCCTGTCCTCATCTCTATCTACTTCTTCGATTGCCATTTCTTTTGCGTTGTTCCAACCGATATTAAGCCAGTGTGAAGGTGAGAATGGTGTATTATAAGTAAATATAGTTTCAAATATGTCACCACCACGATATAAAGATAATAACACTTGGTCTACGTCGTGCTTAGATTGAAATTGGTCAGCTTCTTCAAACCATATTAACCTACAGTAACCTCCGGGCCATTTGATAGATTTAACTTTTCCATAGTCCTCAGCAGTATTTAAGTTAGCGAATTTAATTACAGATTTTGTCCCTTTTAATCTAATCTCCATAGGGTTAGTAAGCATTTGCCATTTATCTTCAACTCCTAAATTGATTATAGCATTAGCAATTTCAGCATATACAGAGGTTCTTAATGTATTATTATATTTTCTTAGTGCCAAGCAACACGCCCAGGGTTCGCCCTCTTTGTGAACACTAGCCAGAGCCAGAAGTGTTAAAATTATATGATGAGCCGCCCAGTAAGATTTACCAGAAAAACGTCCACCACGTAAAAACATTTTACGACTTCTCTCCAGCTGTTCACCTATTCCGTCTTCGAGTAAGTCCCAGTAATTCGGCAAAATAATATCACTCATTTTTCGTCTACTAATACTAATCACCCCATTTCTTCACTATTTATACCACGATTTCTTTTCTTTTTCCACTCCAAATAAATTCTTGAACACCGCTTCTAGTACGTTTACTACAATCGAGTTACCTGCTTGTTTATATAATTGCGTGTCTGAAGTAGGCACAGCCTGTGCTTTATCAAAATCTTCGTCACCAAATCCCATTAGACGCCAACATTCTCTTGGAGTTAGTTTTCTAATACGCATATCCGGGGTAACAACACCCCTCTCACTTCCATTTGCCATTAAAGTCTGTGTCATTTCTTTTTGAACATTACCTCTTTGATACTTCATTCTTCCAGAAATATTAACACCGTCTCCTGCGTAAGCCTCTTTATATCCAGCTTTCGTGGCTTCTTTTATTTTCAAACAAGGCTCTATAACATAATTATCTTTTTGTACTGTTGTTATTGTATTACTAATTCCCTGTCTATTTATTTCCAATCTCTGTTCAGTAGGGATACCAGGAGTTCTATCACCTGGATTATCAGGATTTCTCCCCCTGCTCGCAGCAATAACTGGTTCATTAACAACAATCTTTGGTTGACGATTGCCACCTTGCATATCAGTAAGGGTGGGAGCAATACCCTCCCCAGAATACACGCGCTTAACGCAGTCGTGTCCTTTTATGTCTAATTTTCCTACAACTTGAATATAATTGTCTCCTGACCTACACGCTCCAACTCTAGTAGTTACAGTCTTTGCCACACAGTCTCCGTCAGTAGTTTCAAATGCAAATCCATTTCCCTTCGCTCTCTGTCGTTCAGTGTTTGCTATTAGCCCAGCGATTAGCTTGTCACTTAAATAATATTTCTCGTCAACACTTTCTTCTAATACGTCTTTAAGTTTTTTAGTTAATTTGATTTCTGGTGGGAATTCATAATTCAACCCCAAATCTTTCCTGATTGATACAGTGAACACACGCTCCCTGTTTTGAGGAATGCCATAATGTTTTGAATTTAACACTTTATAATAACTATTATAACCGAGCTTATCCATAATTTCCAAATAACCGTCGAAATTATGTCGATTTTTACTACTCAATAAATTCTTTACGTTTTCCCAAACCACATATTTAGGTTTTACTACTTCAACTATATCAACAGTACACCACATTAAACTGCTCCTAGTACCAGAGCCTTTATCTCCTCCAGCAAGTCTACCGGCAATACTAAAATCCTGACAAGGTGAACCGTGGGTAATTAAATCTATTTCTAAATCTTTTAATTTATCTAAATCTATTTTACTAACGTCACCTAAATTCAAATCTTCTGAAACACCGTGTACTGCACAATAAGATTTTGTAGCATACTTATCAATTTCTGAAAACCCTACAAGCTCTACGTCTATACCTATTCGTTTAAGTGCTAATTCAAATGCACCAATTCCTGAAAACAAACTTAATACTTTCAAGCTAAACACCTCTTTCTGTTCACTTTTTATTCATCTGATTCTTCATCTTCATCACTACTGTCTGGCTCAAACTTTCCTTTGTATAAATCGTTAATAAATGTAACACCTTCAATACCTTCTCCTGAGTACATTCCAGTATACATTTCGATTGCTTTTAATCTATCTGCGTCACGAGCGTTTTTGTTTTTTATAATACTACTTAATATCGCTTTAATTCCGTCTTGGTCAACTAAACTATAATCCTGCGCTCTATATTTTTCTATTACAGATTGAACTTGCTTCCAGCCCAATAAATTTTGTTTATCAGCAGAAAGTGAAGTCGGGTCTAAATTACCCCCCATCTGGTCGTCTAAATAAATTATATCTGCAACTGTTTTAACATAATCGTCTTGTAATAACCACATTGCGTCTTTGCATTCTTGTAGCCAAATAGGTTTTAATTTTCTGTATATATTATCAACTGTCTTTTTGTATCTCTCGTCGTCTGTAAGTCTATCGCCTTTCATAAAACTACCAATTAGTTCTTCTGCGTCAAAGACTTCTTCTTTTCCTCGTTTACTTTTACCTCTAGGCATATATTCACTCCCCTCCAATACATTATTAAACAACTAAAATAGCCGATTGCAAAATGTAAGCCGTAAATAAATCCGGTCGTTCACTTTTAGATTTTTTAGAAGTGCGGATAGAAACCCTCCGCACAACCAAATTACGCACAATAAAATTACTTTTTTCATTCTTCTTCGTCCTTCTTTCCTATAAATAATCTATTTAAGCTCATACCTTTATCATTTCTAGTTTTTTTCATTTCAAGCTCATAGCCTTTTTCTGTTAGTTTACTTATAGTTTTACCAAGTTTCATTGAAAATGCTTTTTCTTTCATAGCTTGGTCTCCTGTTGCCATTTCACTGTGCCAATCTTGATATTCTAAATATAATTCTTTTGTCCAAATATCCTCTTTACGTTCAACCACATACCATTCTAGGAATTCTTCTAGCTCGGCGTCAAATCCACCAGAGAAAGTACCTTCTAGTTTTTCTCTCATATCGTCAGTATCTTCTAGTTTTAATTTTCCTAACATCCAATCTATATACATATATCTAGCTTTATTCGCAAACCAAGCCAAACTTCCGTGGTCTAAACTATCTAATACACCAGTCTCTCTTGTGTGCATTTTCATAACTTTAGTACCTCTGTCTCCATAAGCACTCTCTTTCATTCTGTATTCAGCAACTGCTGCATTATCCATTGTGTTCAGTACCAGCTTCCACTGCAATAGCTCATCTTTAACACTATCATCAACGTGGAATTCAGTAGGTAGTATTTTTACCCTACGTCTCATACCTTCTGATTTATCATATAGTTCAAATTCAAAATTAGTACAAGCAATAATCTGAGGTAGTACGTCTAGTTTCTTTTTAGGTTTGAATTTTTCATTTATATAAACAGTATCTGTACCAGTTACACCACCTTTAATATATGAAAATGCGTCTCTATTATATACTCTATTTAAGTCGTCTATTACGCATAAAATACCGTGGTCTAGGTCTTCACCCCAAAACTTATTATCGTGAGGATTGCTGTCAAATATCTTACTTTCGTTAAACATATCTTCACCCAAACATAGTCTGATTAGAGAGGTATAAAGAGATTTTCCGTTTTGTCCTCCACCTGCAAGTATTACTATCTTTTGAAGTTGATTAGCGGGTATCATACTAGCCCCAGCTATTACCCAAAGCCAATCTTGAACCATAGGTTGAGGAATACCTTTTGCGTTTCTTGATAATTGAGATATAAACCAATTTATATTTTTACCCAAATCTTCTTCGTGTTCTTCAACCCATTCTTTCGGATACCAATTCCACTTAAATATTACGTCTGTTGGAGGTCTAGTGCCAAGCCAAGAAAAGTCGTATGCGTCTGGCGCTATACAAGATAATATTTTATTTTTACAAATTACATAAGTGTCATTACGTCTTATTATTTTGCTATTAGCTGCACACATTTGCATTAACTGCACCTCCACTTCTTTGAAATACGTTTCTTTGAAATTCTGTTCACTGTGGTCTTTCAACGCTTGTCTTGGTACGGTCAAATCGGTCTTATAATCATAAGGACCTTCCAACTCTTTATAGAATAACTTTTTGAAAAGTCCGTCATCTCCTGCTCCTGTGCCATAGAAGTCGAATTGCTTAAATAAATACTCCGCTGCTCTACGTTCGTCTATCTTTTTATCGTCTTTTGATTTTACTTTCTTCCAATGTCTTTCCTTTTCATCATAATCCCAACCCTCGGAAGATAACATTGCTCCATATTCTTCCCAACGTTTAGGTAGGTCTCCAAATAAATCACTATCACTCATAGCTGTACCAATTTTAACTAAATATTGGTCGTGTATAGCTTGAATTAAATCCTTAAACTCACTCATTTCAAAACCATTACTTAAACCAAAATAACTACAACGCTCAACTATGAAGTTATGTCTTGAGCCTTCGGTCATTTTCATCAAAGTTGTGAACGGATTATCTTTCAGCGTATATGTTACCGCGTCTTCTTTTGTCCTGTCACCAGTTTTTCCGCCTTTATGTAATTCAGTATCTTTTAACTTTCCCCATAACCAGTATGGAAGTATGTCCAAATCTTCAATGTTTATAGCTTTAGGTGCGATTAACTCACTAGGTCTCCAACTAGCTCTTTCGTCACGCTCCATACCACATACTTTTATAATTTGAACACTACCTGGACCTTTAGTATCAAACGTATAACCAAACCAGTTAGTAGCTCTAGTCATTTCTTTTTTATAAAAATCAGGTTTACGGAATAAAAAATGATAACCCTTTACTGTCTCTAATATTAAACATTTTAGTTTAGAACGTATGATGATTTCATACATTTCAGCTGCTTCAGTAGCGTTATCATAATCTATGAACACGCAATCATCAGGTACAACTCTGGCGTAGTTAGGACCGTCACCACTATCTATTTTCAAATCGTCATAACTTAATAATTTTTTACGTCTTGGTGCTTTACTATCGTTGTATAATTTTATTTGCTCTGGGTCGTGTTCTTTAAATTTTTCAATATTAAATTCACGAGGTGTTTCTGGCAACTCGCAGAAAGTAAACTCTATTGTTTTGCTCATTATAAAACACCTCCATCTGTTAGAACTTTAAATATTTCAGCGATATATTTTATTATATCCTGTTCAAAGATGGTCAGGTTCTTGTAGTTAGCATATATTTGATTTATTTCAGCCATTAAAATAAGGCGGAAGTCAGTTTCTTCAACGTCATCACGCTCACGTATCTCATTTAATTCAGATACAATAGTGGTGACAGCAAATCTTCTTTTCGCCCTATCATAAGAATCCTCCCCTCTTTTCACATAATCTGCGACTACATACCATAGACCATTGGGGATTTTCTCTGTATTTTTTCCTAATTCAAAATCAAGTTTAGTTATTTTTAACATTCTATCGTCCTACCTTTCTACTACTTACTTATTTTATCCATTTTTCTTTTTCACATTTATAAACTCTCATATCAGTTACATAGGTGTCAAAGAATTTATCGTAATATTCGTCATTCATATCGCAAAGAATAACATCCGCTTGGTTCACTGCTCGTAAGAGACTTCCCGAACCTGCGAAGAAGTCCCCAATGACACAACCCTCTTGGTCTGCGTCTGATAGCCATACCAAATGCTCTAATAATTTTCTAGGTTTTTGACAAGGGTGAGCTAGTTTATCATCCCTATAATTTCCTTGAGGTTTAGCGAATTTTAGTACACTTGTCTTATCCCATAGTTTTGCTTTTTTATTTAATCTTGCGTTACCTTTTCTTACTACTATAATTGGTGTTATGTCATAACTAAAATCACCTGTTATACTACTTATCATATTCGGTTGTTGCCAAAATATTACACGGTTGACGTCGAATAATTGATACGCCAAATATAAATATTTCATACTCCAAAATATGAACATAAAACTATCGTCTGCTAATTTCTGATGAGCTTTACAATACCAAGTATAACAATAATTCTTGTAGTCTTCTAATTTAGATTTTTCTTCCCACGGAATAGCAACTTCAAATCTAGGAGTTACCATACCTTTTTCTAAGTCACTCTCGCTAGGAGAGACCTGTGCTGTGTATCGTGAATGGAATATTGCTGCTCCATTTTTGTTTTTCATATTACCTGTTAATACGTTGTAGGGCGGGTCTATTATCCAGCAGTTAACACTTTCGTCCTCCAACTTATCTAACCATTCCATACAATCGGCTTTTGTGAATTTTCTATGACTGTAAGGATTTATGGTATTATCTCGTTTCATACTACTGTAAACGACATCTGCCATACGTGTACCTCCTACTCTAGTCCTAGTTCCATCTTTGAATTTACATACTCAACTATATGGTTTAAATTCGGTTCAATTTGTCTCCATATATCAATCTTTTCATAATCGTCTCCGTGCAAATCAGAAACATAAAATTCACATTCTGTTTTGCTCCAGTAATCATACATAAATACAGTTTTTAGATATTCGCGTAATATACTTTTATTATGAATGCTCTTTCTTCTTACTTCGTTTGCTATATCTTCTTTTCTCCATTGTAATATATTGTAGTTTATTACTTTTTTAGTATTAAAATCCCAACGAAGTACATACCATTCTAAGTTAACATTTTTTACTTTCATAATATCACTGGCTCCCTTACTATACCTTTTCTTTCTTTTTCTTTCTCTGCCTCTGCTATTTCTCTAAAGTGTTTATTCCATAATTCTAATATAGCATTACCTAGTTTTTTATCTATTGGAAATTTAAACCAACGATAACCAGTTTTAGTAAGGCTCAAACATCTTAATTCGTCTATTTTTTTCGCTAAGTCTTTTTGCTCTTTATTACCTTTTAATAACATCATATAATATAATTGAAGTTGACATTCGGTCGACCACTCGTCTAAGTTACTACTTGTTTTCCAGTCTATCATACATATTTTATCATTTACGACAGCTATACAGTCTATTATTCCTTTTACACCTAACTTCTTATTTATAATACGTTGCTCTGTATATAGTGGGTGTATATCCCAGTCTATTCTTTCTTCTAACCACTCTTTAAAACGAGCTTCGTATTGTGTATATTCAAGACCTAAGTGAGGCTCAAACTCGTCTTCTGGCTTAAATCTACGGTCATACCAACCTAACCAATCTTCTATATATTTATGTACCGCAGTACCTCTTTCTCCTGCTGCTTTCAATATTCTCTCTGGAATATCCATTTTTTCAAATTTATTACCAAAAATTGCATTTAGAACGCTAGTGACACCCCTATAAGGAGCGTCAAAAAATTCGCTATCGCTATAATCTTTCATTTCAATCTCCTATTTCTCATTTTTCATACATAGCATATCATTTTTTATAAAAATTTTCAATAGATTTTATGAAATTTAGACAAAAAATCTCTTGTCCTTAGAAAACCCGCTGTCGTAGTAGGCTCAAGGGTTGTAGCGTTATGTAAACTAACTAAAATAACGCTCGACTTTACCCAAAACACGAGCGCAAAAATTTTTTAGAAAAAAGACAACAAACCTATTGACTTGTTGATAATATTGTTGTATAATATAGATATAGGGACGCAGGAAATCCTTATGCAAAGGGTAGGAGCTAGAAGTGTGAGACCGCTTCTATAACTTATGAAACAATACCCTTTGCCCCCAATATTATATATAAGAAAGGAGAAGTTATGAAGTTACCAAAAGATATGAAATTGTCGCCCCACGCACGACAAAGATTATTAGAAAGAAAAGACGTGGATATGAAATATAATACGAGTAATATTATGAGAAGTAGTGTCAAGTGGTATGGAAAAGATGATTTAATTCACGATTGCGCACTGTATAGACATTGCTGTTATACGACCAGAAAATCAAACCAGATAGGGTATATTACTGACGGGGACATTGAAGTTATATATAATAAAGGTACACACGTAGCAATTACGGTATTAGAAGTAAAAGATAAATTTAAGCCTATAACTCAATTCATTAAACCCGAAATATTAAGATATAGGGAGAAGAAAAAGGAGAGAAGAAAAATGGAGACCGAAAACCAAAAAATATGTGTAGATTGTGGAAAAGAGGTAGAAGAATTAAACTCACACGGAGTATGTGTAAGATGTACAAGAAGAAAAGCTAATATGAAAGCTAGAGGAAAAGCATATATTCGTTATTTAGATTTATCCGATGAAGAAAAATGGAGAATAGATAGAGCGATAGAAGGACAAAATAAGAGACACGAAAAACCAGTAGAACCTGAACCAGAATTAACTGTACCAGATAACGACAGTTATTATTCTTCAAAAGCTAATGGGGGCGAGGTAGAGCAACACCCTATGATGAAACCAATTAAGAAAGCGTTAGACCCATTATCCGACCAAGATAGTTTTATTAGAATATTAAGAGAATGCGGTTGTGAGATACCAGACGAAAGTTTAGAGGACGTATTAGACGTATTAGTAAATACTGATAAATTAAAAGATATATTTATGACTATTGCAAAATCTAACAGTCAACAAGCAATGCTTGATTTAGAGCAAGCCTTGAATGTAGTAGAAAGAAAATTACAACACGACTGGGAATATAATGGTTTTCAAGAGGCAGACGATATAAAATTCAAAGGTTTTTTAACTTGGAGACGTGTATTAAAAGGAGCTATATTCTTTTGGAAAAAACTATATCAAACAAATACTATTATAGAAATGCAAAGAGCTTGGAACGCTTATACGCAAGACCCTAATGATAAGATACTACTTGCGGGGGATAGAATAGATAGTACAATGAAACGTTATCAAATTACTACTGATAGTATATCTACTATATTCAATACTAGACGTCCATTCACAAGAGTATTTTATGCAACAGACAAAGACGTAGCTTATAATATGTTCAAACAATGGATGGCTGATAGAAATTTACACGAAGACCCTAAGAAAACTACTATTGTTGAATTAAAAAACGACGGTAGTGAAGACGGAAGGGAGAAATAAAATTGCAAAAGTTGATTGATATAACTGGGAACAGATATGGATATTTAACTGTTTTAGGATTTAGTCATATGGAATATAGAAAAAACGGTAAAAGTCGAAGTGTATGGAAATGTGAATGTGATTGTGGTAATATAATATTGTTACGAAAAGACCAGTTTATATATCCATATAGTAATTATAGGTCTTGCGGTTGTTGGCACAAAATAGAAAGTAGTCGACGCCCTAAAGATAAATTAGGTAGATTTAAGAAATTAGAAAGGGGTGAAAAGAAATGACAGAAAGAGAAGAACAAGCTAATGCTGTATTACAAGACATAGCAAAAGATATTAAAGCTAAACTTCCAGAGAATTTTGGGTTTGCATTACTTGCTTATGAATTTGGAGAAGGTGATGATAAAAAAATGTTATATATCTCAAATTCACAAAGACAAGATGTTATGAATGCAATGGTTGAATTCTTACAAAAGAATTTAGACGACCCTAAAATGTTTGGAAAGGATGTATAGTTATGAGTAGTACCTGGAAAAAGTTACAGAAAGCAAGTGAAGATTTTGCTATTAAAAAGTATTATGAAAGTATGACCCCTGAGATGTATCAAGAGGGTATACAAAGAGCTATCAAAATGACAGAAGAAAGATTAACTAAAGAATATAACGCAGAGCTAATGCGTATGGGGAAAGAATTTAATCGTAAACTTCAAGAGGGTACACTAATCGCAATGGACACCCTCGCTACAGAAATGGTTTACGAGTTGGGGAATATATTAGAATGTTATAAGGACGAGCCTGAATACTTAGACCAAAAGATAGATATTGTTCAAGGTATATACGAAACTGCTATGAAATCAATCGAGGACTATGCAAGTGATAAATATAAAAGTGACGCACAGGCTCAAAAAGCATTTGAAAAGAAAAAGAAAACTATTCAAAAAGTTTTTGGAATGGAGCCAGATGATGGGAAGAAAAAAAGTAAATAGTGATAAGAAAAACGCTAGTGTAGATGATTTATGCGATTTAATAAATGAAAAGTATAATCTGTTACCTAGTAGTATTGGTAGTATTGAGTACCATAGTGATATGTGCGAAAGCTCAATAGTACAAATATGTAATAAAGCTCGAGGACATAGACAGCTCATAAGTGGACCCGAGCCAGTATTAAAAACATATTTAAGAAATATATTAGAAGATAAAACTATATTGAATTTTTGGGCTATATAATTTAAGGAGGAGAACCTATGTTATTATACGATTTTGAGGTATTCAAGCACGACACATTACTTGGAGTTTTAGATGAGGAGACCGGGGTAGTTACCCAGTTGTGGGATATTGATGAAATCAAATCGTTCACCAGAAAGAATTTAGAAAACATTTGGGTAGGTTATAACTCTGCGCATTACGACCATATATTGCTACACGGAATTCTGACTGGGAAATTAACTACCGAGGATAGAGTTTTTGCGTGTAGCAATTCTGTTATTCACGCACAGGATTATGATATACCAGTATTCAATGTATTAGGGAAGTATGACATTACAGACTTTTATCAATCGCCGATTTTAAGTTATGACGTTATGGGGGACGGTTCATTTTTCTCATTAAAACAGCTAGAAGGTTTTATTGGAATGAGTATCGTAGAAAGTGTTGTGCCATTTGATATAGATAGAAAATTAACACAAGAAGAAAAAGATGACGTTGCAAAATATAACAGAGCTGATTTATTTGGTACATTAGAAAGATTTAAGCAAAGAAAAAATACATTCAAAACAAAAATGTTACTTGTAAAAGAATTTGGACTACCTATAAATTATGTATGTAAAACAAACGCAAAGCTAACAGAGACTATATTGTTATCACAGAATAGAGGTGTGAATACTAGAGCAAGAAAGAATTTTCAATTATCAACATTACCTTGTAATTGGGACGTGCCAGAGATAAAAACAGTATTTGGATTTTTCTTAGAAGCCTTACGTGAGTTAGAAAAACATAAATGGGACACTAAAAAGTGTGATAAAACAAAGTTAAGTATGAATATAGATATATTAGGAGTAGAGCATACATTTGCACTTGGAGGAGTACACGGAGGAATTAAAAATTATATATGTAGACCAGAAGACGGAAAGAAAATTATTTGGGTAGACGTATCTTCACTATACCCTAACATATTAGTACAATGGGATTTATTATCAAGACAAATTGATAAACGTGGTGTTGAAGCGTTTGGAAATATGGTTCAAGTTCGTATGGATATAAAAGCTAAAATGCACGACGAAGGATTGAGTAAAGAAGAAAAGAAGGCACTAAAAGACCAAGCAGCAAGATATAAACTTATATTGAACACGACTTCTGGTTGTATGAAAGATAAATACAAAAAGATTTATGACCCTGAATATAATACTAAAATGTGTATGTTAGGACAATTATCTTTATTAGATTTAATTTATAGACTTCATAATGCTAAACGCAGAAAGAAACCTATGTGGGCTGTAGACCCTAGCACAATTAAAGGTGTATATAGAGTGGGTGATAGTCTTGACGGAGAATATTTTAAACTAATTCAATCTAATACTGATGGTATCGCATTAGAATTATTAACTCCGGACGCAGAGGACACGATTGACCGAGTATGTAAAGACTGGGAAAAAGATTGGAGATTTAGTTTAGAGAAAACTGTTGCCGACAACTTATATGAAAAAGACGTTAACAATTATGTATTTAAAGATAGTAGCGGAAAAGTAAAAGTTAAAGGAGCGTATGTGACGAAATATGACGACGGTAATGAACAGGATACGCTATCAATTCTTGCTAAAGCCGTAGTTGAATATTTCTTAAATGGAGTAGATATTAGGACTACTATTTGTAATCCAGAAAATCCAGCAACTGATTATCAAATGATTAAAAAGTTAGGGAATATGTACGATACCCCAACTTGGAAAAAAGATTCAGGAGACGAAATAGTACAGAAAGTGAACAGGATATTCCCAAGTGTAGATAAAACTCTTGGTGGTCTATTCAAACATAAAAGAGATAAAGAAATAGGCTCACTTGATAAAGTTGAAGGTACACCAGAACACGTGTTGATAATTAACACTGATATACGTGGAAAGAAAATAGGAGAGTTAGATAATATAGATTATGAGTGGTATATAGCAGAAGCTCAAAAGCGTATCAACGATTTTTTAGGAATAAAACCAGAAAGAAAAACAAGAAAAAGAAAGGTGGAAAGCTAAAATGATATATTTAAAAATTTATATAATTACATTGATAAGTGCGACATTATTATTAAAATTTATTAGTATTATAAAGAAAAAATATGCTTATGGAATAAAATATGCGGTTTTATGCTTCCTACTATTTTATTTACCAATATTAGTGTATACAGTATTTTCGTAAAAATTTAAGATAAAGTATTGACAAACTACTAAAAGTTGTGTATAATGTTTATAAAAGAAGGAGGTTATAATATGGACTTAGAAGAATTCAAAAAAGATAGAGACGAAGCACTTGCGAGTGGAGACCCAGATAAAATGAAAGCATATTGTAAAAAGTATGACATAGATATACCAGAAGACGAGAATGTATTTCTAGCAGGTATGCACAAAGCTATTTGTAATATGTTTTTAATGCCAGGCACTAAGATTAGTTTAGACCAATATGAAAAAAGTTATAGTTGGCTTACAGCAAACGGCTATACACCGTCTGTCACAGGAGGTGAAGAATAATGGACCCATTTTTAGACCTAATATTGTATGATATTGACCCAGATAGTATGACAGAAGTTGAAAAAGAAATTTTGCTAGACGAAATGTACGAGGGAGGTGAGATAGATGTTTAGAAAACTTGCCGACGTACCAGAATGTTTAGGAAATATCAACGGAGTAGACTATGACGCAGACATATCTGTTAGAGCAATTAAAGATTATGACACAATAACTAAAGGTAAAATATATCACGTACATAAGATAACAAGTTATGGAGACCCATTTGACGTATGGATAACGAATGACAGAGGAGAGGAAGAAGACTTCGGAGAATTTTGTTTTGAAGATATAGATTAGTAGAAAGGTAGGAAATTAAAATGAATTTATTTGAAAAAAGAGAAGAAGAAAGAAGTGTAGCATATAATGTTTACACAACAAGAGATTATTCGATATTCAAAAGATTAGTAGGAAACAGAGATATACCAGAGAGTAGAATTAGTAAGATAGTAGATAGTATTCAAAAAATAGGTTGGATACATAATCCTATCGTAGTAAATGAAAATATGGAAGTAATCGACGGTCAAGGTAGACTTACAGCACTTCAAAGATTAAAAATGCCAGTGGAGTATATCATAGCCCCAGGAGCAGGTACAAAAGAGTGTGTTTATATGAATATGAATATGGTAAACTGGAAATTACCAGACTTTATCAAGTCATACGCAGAACAAGGAAACGAAAATTATCAAAGATTATTAAAACTTATGAGTAAATACGCAAATGGAAACTTAGATATAATTTCAACAGCAGTTTATAGAGTATCAAAATCAAAACATAGAGATATAAAAGAAGGTATTTTGCAATTAACAGAGGAGCAATATGAAGACGCTATACCTAGACTAGAATTTATTAAACCTTTATTAGAAAGTATTGATGAAAAGAAAATACCAGGAAGTTTAGTAACACTTATGCAAACTGTTATTTATTACTTTGATTATCCAGAAGTTGATAAGAAAAGACTTGCTTATAGTGTAGAGAAATATATTTATAATGCAACACCTTGGGTATTAAATACTGACTGTGAAAGAGAAGTTGAAAATGTATATAACTATAATATGAAGTTAGAAGATAAAATTTCAATAGCTCATTTAGTTAAAGAAGAAAGAATGAGAAGACAATTAGAATTAAATAAAGCAAATCAAGCTAGAGCATTTGAAAGAACACAAAAAGGAATTCAAGGATTTATTACTAAAACGGAGGAATAATACGTGAAAAGTAAAAAATATAAAGAAATATTTAAGTTAAAGAAAATGCTTGAGGACGCAGGAATTCCGTTCAGTTGGAATGAAGGTTGGGGCTACGACGAAGAAAAGTTAAAAGAATTACGAAAAGTAGCTCCCGACCTAGTGGAGCATTATCAAATCTGTTATCCTGTATTCGATAGTGAACATAGATGGATAAGCGTGATTGAAGGTTTTGGCACATTTGGAGCCGAGAAAGATAGATTAGAAATAATGGGAGGCTTTACTCCTTGGGAAAGATATGAGTATGGAGACGAACCTGTTATGGGTGGATTGACTGCTCGTAATGTATATCAAAGAATAAAAAATCATTGGGAGGAGCATAAAATATGAAAAAGAAAATAATTAAAATTGACGAAGAAACATTTGAAATTACTGAAATGTACGTAGACGTAGAGGAAGAAGAAACAAAAGATGGGGCTGTTGGTGATGTAATATCTGACTTCGCAGAAGCTCTACGCAAAGCTATGGGTTGTACGTCTGATGAATTTTATGATAAATACCAAGCTATGAAAAAAGCAGAGGCAGAATTCAAAGAAGTATATGAACCATTAAAAGCAGAAGTTATTAAATTACACGAAACACAAAACTTACCAAAAAATGTAATAGTAGGTGGAGCAAAATTAACTTATGTTTCTCCTAGTACAAGAAGTACAATAGATAGTAAAAAACTAAAAGAGGAGGAGCCTGAAATCGCGAAGAAGTTTACCAAAACTACACAAGTTGCTGCGACTGTAAAATTAGAAGATATAGGAGGTAAATAATGAGTGATAGAAAAGCGTACCAACGCGAGTATTATAGAAAAAAGAAAGAAGAACGTCAAGCGTACTTCAAAGAATATTATGAAAAAAATAAAGATAGAATAAAAGCTCGTAATAATAAACATTATGCTGAAAGTAAAGAGTTACAGAAAGAAAAGAAAGACAATTATGAAAAATTTTACAAGGAGCATAAAGACGAAAGAAAAGAATATTATAAAGAGCATTATGAGAAAAACAAAAAAGAAAGACAAAAATATTATAGAGATTATTATAAAAGAAAGAAGGAGGCTCAGTCTAATGAAAACTGATTTATATGTGTATCAAAGAGTTACAGCAGACGACATATATTATAGAATGAGTAATACAGACCAACGTGGAGCTTATTTAGGTTTTGATACAGGTACAGGGAAGACTGTAACCTCCCTTTCTGTTGCTGAAAAATTATATAAAAATCATATGATAAAAGGCGTAGTAGTAATATGCCCAGTTTCAAAAGTAGACGACTGGAAAAGAGATTTAGAATACGAAGTACCTGAAATAGAAATGAAATTTGTGTCTAGTTTTCAAAGTGCTTGGAGAGAAAAAAACAAAGCTAAAATTGAATATGTATGTAAAATGGTGGACGCTTTAGTGATAGTAGACGAAGGTCATAAAATGAAGACTTATGATAGTAAACAAAGTAAATTCATACAAGCATTAAGTGAAACGTATAAACCTTATATGCTAGTGCTTAGTGCTACACCACAAAATAAAAAATATATAGATTTATACCCACAATATAAAGCCTTAGGACACCCATTATTTAATATTAAACCAAAAGATTTTAAGCAAAGATTTTGTATTGAAGCTCAAAACTGGAATTTAGTTAGAGCAGGAAAAGCTCGTTTTCCGTTCAACGAAATAGTAGGATATAGAGAAACTGAAAAAATGGACGAGGCTGTAAATGATTATACTTATTATAAAAAATATGAAAGTGAATATGATCGTCCTATTGAGATACCACAGTTATTCAAAATGACTTCTGATATGAAATATTTTAAGGAGAAAAAAGTATGGCCTAGAATGGACGAGAAATCGTTTTTAAGCGCTTTAGAAAGGGGAGACGATAAATTACTTAACGAGGATATAATAATCGCTAATAGACCAACCTTGCACCATATTTATATGCGTGAAAGTTGTAGTGGATTTATATTTGATAAATACTTAAAGGATAATCCAAAATTACAATGGTTAGAAGACTTTTTAGATGGAAATGAAGGTCGCATTGTTGTATTCACTAATTTTGTAACAGAAACTTATATTATAAAAGCATTATGTAATAAACAAAAAAGACATTGTGTCATTTACGACGGAGCGCATAAAGACTTAAAAGATTGGTATGAGCAAGACGATTGTGTTGCTATTGTAAACGTAGTAGCAGGAGGAGCAGGTCTTAACGATTTTGCTAAAACTAATATTGCTATATTCTTCTCACCACCAGAAAATCATATAGATTTTGAACAAGCAAAAGGTCGTATAGATAGAATTGGTCAAACAAAGCAACCTGTATATTATTATCTTCAAATTATGAATTCTGTTGAGCCAGCTATTTATAGAAACCTAAAAGAAGGTAAAGATTTTGATGATAGAATGTTTGAAGAATGGCTAGAGAAGGGGGAATAACTGTGAGAAGAAAGAAAAAGGAAGAACCAGAAATTTATCATACTCCGTTTGGGTCAACAACTGTAAGACCACCAGAGTATGATTTAAGCCCCTATTCAATAGAACCTGATACAATAGAAGTAACTTCATTGGGAGACCCATATAAAAGTTATATACAAAGTCCATTTACAACTGGTACTTCTTTAACTTATACAGGTTCTACTGGTGAAACCAGACACGTATATTATCCACCAAAACATTGGGAACCCTATTTAACTACGCTGGATTACGAAGATTTTATGAGAAAAATTGGAAAAGAGGAGGAGGCAAAAGTGAAGGTAAATGTAGAAAATTTCAAAGGCAAGTATGTATGCTGTGTTAAAGATACACCTGATTTATTGCCAGAAAAGATACTCGTTACTTTGTCTGCGGTAAAAGGTAGGTTAATGATGGAAATTGCACCCATTCATATAAAAGAATTTCAATGTAGTATGACCCCCGCAGTAAGGAAAAACATAATTCAAGCTAGTAAACGAGCTAGAATGTATGGAAAGAAAATGCCAATTATTGCTCGTTTTGATGAATACGGTAGACCGCTTCCTGAACAGATAGAAATAAATGACTCACCAGGAGTTAATTTAAGAATTTTAGACCCAGCTGATTATGGAGAATTATATCTTGAATTAGTTGCTATTGAATTTCCTAATAATGAGTATAAAGTTGCTAGAGACTGGACTTATACAGGAGGATTTGATGAGGGTATTCCATTCTAAAAATTATTTATGAAACAGACAACAAACCCATTGACGATTTAGGTCGATTGTGATATGATATGCACAAAGGAGAAATGAAGAATGGGAAAAATAATTGCACTTATTTTAATTTTAGTTGTTTGTGGTATATTATGGGCATTTCCACTATGGGCGGTTGTTAATTTTGTATGCTGGGCGTTCCATTTATCCTTTCATTTGAGCTACTTACAAGCATTTGCGTTATGTTTATTAGCAAGTGTAATAAGAAGTTTATTATTCAAAAAGGAGGATAAATAATATGGAATTTGTATCACCAGTTAATCCAAAAAATATTTGGACTTTATGTTTCAAAGACAGAGACGAAATGAACAGAATATTTTATGAAAACAGACCAATCGACCAAGAGGCTAGATTACACGGAATAACAGAATATATTTCACAAACTATTTATATTGATAAAGATTTAGACGGCTTTCTTTTAGGAAAAGCGTTAAGACACGAACTTACACACGTTTACTTATGGGAAACAGGACAACAAGATAGAGTTTTAAATGAAGAAGAAACAGCTGATTTTATGAGTGTTGCTGGACCAGTTATATGTAAATGTGCTGATAATTTAATGCTTAGACTAAGAGAGGGGTTATATAAAAATGGGGAATTATAAACCACACAAAGAGAAAGCTATTGAAAATGAAATTAAAGAATATATAACAAGTCTAGGTGGATTATGTTATAAAATTCACGGCGGAGACTTATATCAAGAAACAGGTATACCAGACTTATTATGTTGCTGGGGAGGATTATTCTTCGGTATAGAAGTTAAAGACCCAGGAGGAAAACCTAGTGCTATTCAATTAGCACAAGGAGCGAGAATTAAAAAAGCTGGAGGGCATTTTATTATTGCTAAAAGTTTACAAGATGTAAAAGACTATGTATGGAAAGAGGGGTTAGTAGGACTATGAGTATGTATGACAAAAGTTATTGTGCTACAGAGTGTGAAGATTGTAGTTGTGAACGAAATATAAAATTTAATAAACCAGAAACACAATTTTATTCTATGGCTACGTTTGATGATAGTAACCCAGACAAAATGCACAAACGTTGTCCTTGGAGAATAAAGAAAGGAAGCTAATATGGAAGACAAATTAAAAGAATTAGAAAAAGAAAATCATAATATGAGAGAGCAACTTCAAAACTTTATACCTCGTAGACGTGTGCGTAGAGTTTATAAAATGTTGGGTAAAATTTTAGACGAAGATACTGACACCACTTTCTATGTAACTATGTTAAAGGATTTTATAAATAAAATAGAAAAAGAAGGGAAAGCTGAAGCAGGACAAGAAATAAAAACAGCGATTGAACACCTGCTTTCAGTTAGAGAAAGATAATGATTTATTTCACAAGTGACCTACATTTAGGTCATAAAAATATTATTGAATATGAAGATAGACCTTGGAAAAGTGTAGAAGAAATGACTATAGGTCTTATTAAGAATTGGAATGAGGTAGTTAAACCAAACGACGAAGTATATATTTTAGGAGATTTTGCGTTTCAAAATTCATATATGACACCGTTTTTAATAACAGATGTGTTAAGTCGACTAAACGGAAAAAAACATTTGATTATTGGAAATCACGATACATATATAAATAAGCAAGCATTTAATCCTAGATACTTCGAGGAGATGGTTCACTATAAAGAGCTAAAGATAAACGGTAAATTTATAATTTTATCACATTATCCAATAGAAAGCTGGAATTGTAAAGAACACGGAAGTATTCACTTACACGGTCATACACATAAACCAGATAATCGACCTGATATAAATAGATATAATGTAGGGTGTATGTTATATGATTATAAACCCGTAACACTAGATTATTTATTGAAAGGAGGGTATCTAAAATGACACCGTTTGAAGATAAGTTATTACATATCGAAGAAAGAAAATTACTAGAAATGAAAACTTTAAATTCAACACTTGCTGAAATCCACGAGACACTAAAAGCATTAAATACAAATCTTCGTGATACATTAGGTAGTGCCGAAACAGGTGACGCATTAGTGGCTATCGCAAGAATTCCAGAAGAAATTAACGCGTTGACAGATATTTTAGATAACGGGGAGGAATAATTATGGCTATGTTTCCAGTATTTATGATTGGTGTAATTATTGGTATTGCTCTATCTTATGCGTTTTATAAATACAAAGAAGACGTACCATCACAAGTTAAAATTCAAATGCAAGAAAGACAAATTAAATCACAAGAAAGCGATAACAAAATGCTTAATGATTTAGTCGATAGATTGTATAAGAAGATTGAAACACTCGAGACAGAATTAAAAGAACTTAAAAAATAATTGAATTTAATAGGAGGATTGAAATTATGAGTAGAAAACAAACAATGGCTCTAGTAATCGGAGTAGTAGTCTTATTTATAGGAATGATTATATTTTTTGCAGGTACAACAATAGTACCAACAGGACACATAGGAGTTGTAACATTGTATCAAAATGTTCAAGATAAATATTTAGACGCAGGTTTTCATTGGATTAAACCATTCGTTGAAGACGTACACGACGTAGATATAAGAACACAAAAATATTCAAATACTGTTGAAGGAAGCGCAAAAGACCTTCAAATTGTAAATATAACAATGTCAATTAACTATCAAATTAAACCTGAAAAAGTAACAGAATTATATGCAAAAGTAGGAGAGCATTATAACGACGTAATATTAAACCCTGCATTACAATCTAGTCTTAAAGCTAGTATGGCTCAATTTACAGCAGAAGAAATGATAACAAAAAGAGCAGAAGTTGCTGCTAAAATAACAGAAGAATTAAACACAAGACTTGATGAATACTTTTTAATTAGTGCTGTAAACTTAGAAAATATAGACTTTACAGACGAATACAATAAAGCTATTGAAGCTAAAACTACAAATCAACAAAAAGCTGAGGCTGAAAAAGCTCAACTTGAAATTATAAAAGTTCAAAATGAACAAAAAATAAATACAGCAGAGGCAGAAGCAAAAGTAAGAGAATTACAATCGCAATCTGTAACTGATAAATCATTAGAACAACTAAGATTAGAAATACAAAGAGAAATGATACAAAAATGGAATGGTCAATTCCCTACAACAATGCTTAGCGACGACCCTACTGTGCTATTCAATATGAATAAATAATAGATTAAGGAGAGGATATAATGGCTACTCGTAAAGTAGAAACAGAAAACAACGCGTATAACAAAATAGAAAATATTGTAATGAATAGAGTGTTTATGCTAGAAAATGAAAACGCACAACTAAAAAATGAATTAGCTGTAGCCAAAGCAAAATTAGAAGTCTATGAACGATTAGCCAATATATCTGGGACTAAAACACAACTTGGTTTTGGTCCACCATTGGATAGAGAAGGAGGTATGTAATGACTATGACTACATTAGAAGGAAAAGATAAATCAATTAGTATAACATTTTCAAATGGCATAACTATACTAGGCAGCAATAAGTATCAACTTAACTTACCTACTATTAGCTGTACGAAAATGGAAGACGCTGAATATATGCAAACTAGAATAAATGAATTTGTAAATAATCTTAGTCGTGAATTAGTAAAATAATATTACGAGGAGGTATTTATAATGAGAATATGTACGGGTACAGGATATGATATAGACCACTGTAGAGTGGAAAAAATGGGGTGTCCTGGTTGTGACCATTATAGAGAAGGAGGATTAAAAAATGAGCAGAAAGTTAGCAAGTGTGCAGACTGTCAGGGCGATAAAGCCGATAGAGGGCGCAGATAGAATAGAGATTGTTCAAATCTTAAACTGGGATTGTGTGGCTAGAAAAGGAGAATATCGAGTAGGAGATAAAGTTATTTATTTTGAAATTGATAGCTTACTTCCAGATATTCCAGCGTTTGAATTCTTAAAGGGTTCTTCTTGGTCACAAAAATTAAACAAGTATAAGATTTCTACACATAAATTTAGAAATCAAATTTCTCAAGGATTAGTAATACCTTATGAGCAGATAAAAGACTTAATGGTACAAATCAATGGTGAAATAGATTTTAGAACTGAATATCCAGAGGGAGAAGATTTAACCGCATTGTTAAAAATTGAAAAATATGAACCACCAGTTTCAAACGGAGCGTTAGGTGATATAATTCATCACGAATGGTATATACCAAAAACTGATGAGGAGAGAATTCAAGTTTGTGCAGCAGACGTTTTACCAGCGTATATAAATAGTGAACAAGATGATTGGTATAGCTCAATAAAACTTGACGGTACTTCTTGCACAGTTGGATTATTTGATGACGCATTTTTAATAGGTGGTAGAAATCAATTTTATAAAGACGAAAATATGTATACCACTACAGTTAATAAGTATTTTGAAAATGGAGCTAAAGAGAAATTTGAAAATTATAAAGCTATAAATGGTATATATGTAGCATTCCAAGGAGAATTATGTGGGCCCGGTATTCAAGGAAATAAATTAGGACTTAAAGAAAAAGAATGGTTTATATTTAATGCTTTTGTAAGTAAAACTGGTAAAAACGGAAGCTATGTAAAATGCGACTTATTATATATGTTAAAATTATGTGAAGAATTCGGTCTAAAACACGTACCTCTAATTGACGCAGAAGATAAATTCAAATTTGACCCTGAGGAAACAGTGGATAACACAGTGGAAAAATTATTGAAATATGTTGACGATATAAAATATAGAAAATATTTTGAAGACGCTTCACCAAGTCAAATTGCAGAAGGTGTTGTATTTAGAACAGAAGATATGACTTATTCATTCAAAGTTGTGTCTAATAAATATTTATTGAAAGGTGGAGAATAGAATGATACTACGAGTTTATTTACACAGAACAAAAAAGCACGAGTTTGAAGTGGCTGACGCATTTGAAGTAAAAGTTGATTTAGAAAATCTACCTGACGATAAAAAAGAAGATTTAGATTATATAAATTTAGGTTTTAAAAATGATTGCCAAAAATTAGCTCGTACAAGAGAATGTGTGCAAAAATACGGAACCGCTTATATATCTTTTATGCGTCCTCAATTTGAAGGAGACGAAAAAGATAATGGTAATGATAAAGTTTATTTTGATAATAAAGAAATGTTATTTATGAAAAGAAAACCAAAACGTACCAGAAAAAAGAAAGCGGAGGAACCTGTTAATGAAGAAGAAAAGAAATAAAATAATAGGTGTTGATTTTGACGGGACACTGGCTACAATAGTGTCCCCTTATCCTAATATAGGAGAGCCTATTCAAGAAATTATAGATTATATACTTGAAGAACAAAGAAATGGTGCTTATTTAGTTTTAGTAACTATGCGCGAGGGAGTTGCATTAGAAGGAGCGCTTATGTGGTGTGAAGACCACGGAATTAAATTCAATGCAGTGAACGATAATTTACCCCATATGAAGGATTGGTTCGGCAATAATCCACGAAAGATTTTTTGTAATGAATATATAGACGATAATAACTTCGGAGGGATTGATTACGTATTAGAAAAATTACGAAAAAGAAAGGAAGAATAGTTATGAAATATTGTTTTGGTAGTGTTAGTTGGAGTGGTTATTTAGAAAGATATGTAGATGTTTTTGTGGATAACTATATAAGATTATTTAAAGAATTGATAAGAGTAGGTATAAATTACACAGATATAGCAGACCCTGTAATTGTATATGCTAATGATATTGAAGGATTTACAACAGAGGAGCAAGTACAGAAATTATACGACGTAACTGGTAAAAAATTAGTTTTAGTGAGTGATAAGCATAAATATAATCAAGATAATATTATGTATTCAACAAGAAATAGACTAAGAGAAAAAGTTAGAACTATGTATCCAGATGACCAAAAAGTATTCTGGTATTTCCCTATTGACGACGCGATAAAAGAAGAAGACGCAGTTCGTGAATTATTAAAACTTAGTAAAGCTACTGAAAATACAGCTTGTATGTTCAAATTTTACGTTAATCAAGGTGCTAATAATTTTACAGCTGGTACTACTCCTATAAATTCATATAAAGATATTCACCCTGGAGACTGGGGAGGATATTGTGCATATACCATATTAGATGAGGATAAATGCCCTTTGTATCCAGAAATAGCAATACCAAATGTAGCTTTTTATATTGCATTATATGAAGCTGGTTATAAACAATACGCAAGTGAAAAAATATGTGTAGAGCATTTAAGACATTTAGATAGTCACCACTTCAAGACAAAAGACAAACCAATGTCACAAAAAGTTTCAGACTATTTGTTAAAGAAAAGAGCTGAACTCGCAAAGAAAGAAGGAAAAGAATAATGACCGATTTTGTTATAGTGTTAGGTGTAATAAGTGGCTTATATCTTATGTGGGAGTTATTCAATAAAGTTATATTTCCTAAAATGGTTTATCACGGTATGAAAGAAATTGACCGTAACCCAAAATGGATTACTTCAAAGTTACAATATTATGGTTTTGATGATATAGATATAGTATTGTGTGAAAGTAAATGGGGAATGTTACCTCGATTTCGTGCTGGTAAAGATAATCGTTTAGAATTATGGATTGATAACGACACCTCAACAAAAGACGTAGACGACGTAGGACACTTAGCATTGTGTGTAAAAGTAAAAGCCAAATATGGACTATGGTTCCCAGACAAACCTACTTATTGGTTATCTATTTTATTATATATGTTAGACGGTGGAAATATAGAAATGAGAGAAAAAGAAAAACAAGAAACCTCTTGACTAATTCCGTAAAATATTATATAATTATATTATAGACTTTATCAAAAGAAAGGAAGAAGTAATTATGAAAGACTTATCCGAGTATAGGGCGCTAAATAAAGCTCACCTATATAGGGAATTCAAAACCGAATATGGCTATCCAGAAATGCAAATAACTTCATATAGACGTGTGCTATATGGCGAAAGTACATACTTAGGTAAAGGACGCTCACCTTATATTGCAGATATGTTTAGGTTCTTTGGTAATAAACTTCACAAAGAGTTTATTGACGTGGCATACGACTTATTAGACTCAGAATTCTTTGGTAGAAAAAATACATTATTAGACGTAATTATGGCAGAGAAAAATATACCAAAAGAAAAAGTTAATGAAATATTAGGAGATAGAGCAGTAGCACTTGATAACATAAGACTATGTGATTTAAACGACGATAACAGAAAGATATATGAAGACGCGGTAAAGGAGGTATAAAATGAAGGCAAAAATAGAACCACAAGGAATAATCGAAGCATATGAAAATGGTCAATCCTTGAACGCGATAGCACGTGCCTTCGGTACATATCCAACAACCGTTAGACGTATCTTAGAAAGAAATGATATAGAACTGAGACACGACGCTATGATTAAAGGGTCTCATACTGTATTAAACGACGGAGAAAAACTAATTGAATGGGCTAAAGCTCAAGGTCGATTAGTAACAAGAAAAGAATTAGCAGAAGTAGTAGGTAAGACAAGATTGTCACCAGGGTATTTTCAAAAATATCCAGAACTTGGACAATATGTAGCGTCTTATGAGCAGAAAGATATTAGAAAATATACAGAGCAATTATTTACTTGGTTGCAAGAAAATGATATTTCATACGCGCCAAACGACAGAAGTGCATTAGAAGGTATACCAGTACAAGCAAAATTATTAAATAAATACGACGGAATACTTATAACTATTGATATTAAATCTGTATCAATTAGTAATGCACGATATAAAGAAATGATACGTAGAAGATTAAAAAAAGCAAATGAAAAAGGATTGATTATGTTATTCTTAAAAGAAGAACATTTTGAGGATTTAGATTGTATTAAAGGCTTATTAGATAGTCTAAAATATTCAAAGGAGAGGTAGTCAATGGCTGGGCAAATGTTATATGTGAAGAAGGGGGAAAAGGACGTGGCAAAAGCGAGCGTAGTATTTAGCAAAGATAATGAATATTATACACCAAAATATGTAGTAGACTTCTTCTACCCTGATGGCTTCGACTATGACCCAGCAACTTGTGAAGGTAAAGCAAAAGAATTCGCAGTACCTCATTATGATACAATAGAAACAGACGGTCTTGCACAAGACTGGACAAAATATGACCGTATCTGGATTAACCCTCCGTTTACGGATAAACACAAGTTTTTAGCAAAGGCAGTTGAGACTTATAATAAGGCTCACAATACTATATATGTTTTATTCCCTATTGAATTTTTAACTACCGCTAGATTTCACGACTTACATTGTAAATGTGAATTATATGTACCTAAAGGTAGAATAAATTTTGAAAGTGGATTAGGTAAAACAGGAAAAAGTCCTGCCTTTGGTAGTGTAGTAATAAAGTTATCTGACAAAAATGTAATTCATTATATTGAATTAAAACCTGGCAATAGTGTAAACGATATAACGCCCGAAGATGTTACACTACCAAATACAGAGGATTTAGGAAGTATTATAAAAAAGAAAAAATCTTGGTATAGATAGGAGAAAAATATGTTAGCCTATACTTGTGAAAATTGTAAAAAAATAATTTTATGGGGAAGTGTTAATGAGTATAACCAGCATTTTTGCGACGAAAAATGTTATGAGAAATATTGTAAAAAGAATGGTTATGAAGCTCACCCAGAAAAATTATATAAAATAAAATCAATATTTAATTAACATAGCTGAGGTTAAAAGACGTATAGTGGGTAACGTCACGGGTGAAAGTCCGCGCGGGTAGATGAGGTTCAAATCCTCCCTCGGCTTCGCCCCACTCATATATCGCGGGGGTGGTGCAACGGCAGCACGCTGGGCCCATAACCCAGAGACGAGGTTCGATTCCTACGCCCGCAACCAATAATTTAGTAGGTAGGTAGTTAGAATGTGGAAAGAATGTAGTGTCTGTTCAAATTACGAAATTTCAAAATATGGAGACGTTAGAAATAAACAGACTGGAAAAATATTAAAACAAAAACTTGATAAAAGTAATTGTCTAATGGTGAATTTATCCTTAGGAAAAAGAGGAAAAGCAAAATATTATATAGTAGCTCGTTTAGTTGCTATGGCTTTTGTGCCAAATCCTATGGGTTACACTTGGGTTAGACATATTGACGGTAATACTTTGAATAATGAAGCAAGTAATCTTGAATGGGTAAAAGAGCGTTGGTCAAGTCAAGCTCGTGGTGAACACTCTCATAATTCAAAACTTACAACGGCAGAAGTAGAATGGTGTAGAGAAGTTTATAAACCTAGAGATAAAGAATATGGTTTGACTTCACTTGCAAAACGTTTTAATGTTTCAAATTCAACAATGTCTTACGTACTAAATAATGTAACATATAAATAACATTCGGGAGTGGTGAAATGGTATCACATAGCGCTTTGACCGATATATTCCTAGTTCGAGTCTAGGCTCCCGAGCCAGCCCGAAAGGGCGTGTGAACATTTTATTTGGTGTTAATCACCAGACTTTGTTATATTCAACTCGAGCAGTTCGATTCTGCGACTACTATCTTAATTGACGTGGGGGAGTGGTGAAAATCCGCTATAGGAAAGATTGAATATAACATTGTATATGCCGACTTAGCTCAACTGGTAGAGCAATCGCCTTGTAAGCGATAGGTTAAGTGTTCAAGTCACTTAGTCGGCACCAGATAGCCGTGGCGCTGTCACCTAGTTGTGAGGGTCAGTCACAACAAATCAACTAGAGTAACAATAAGCCGTAATCTGTATGCACGAGATTATTGAAAGCCCTGATATGTGGTAACAAACTTTACCTAGAGCATACACGAGCAGTGGGTAAATACCGACAATCACTGCTGGGGAGGGTTAGTTGTTTCACCCCAGCCATTATATAAAAAGGAGAATTATTATGTATTTCATAACAACAATCGAAACTAAAAAAGGAGATGTTAAAGATACACGTTGCGTAGGTTACTATAAAACATTTGAAGAAGCCGAGCGAGCAGTAATGGAAAATGCGTGTGATATATGGGAAACTTGTTATGATTATGCAGTAATTGAAAACATAAAAGAAGGACTATATCAATATGACTTCCACCCAACTTGGTATAAATATCACAAACCAACATCAGGATATATCAAATGTGAACAACCGGATTTTGTAAATCCAAAAGGTGGAGTAGGTATGATAGGATACGCTATCGGTTAGGAGGAAAATATGAATAGAAAAGGTTGCGTCTTCTAGGGCTTTGTGCCTAAGGAGGCGATAAAATGAGTAGAAGTTATAAACACTTCCCAATTTCAAGAATGGTTTTATGGGGTAGGTCAATGAAAAAAGGAAAACAAGTGGCTAACCGTAAAATCAGAAGAAAACTAAAAGACCCTGATATTGAAGTCGGTAACGGTAGATATTATAAATCTTTGGGGTTAGATAGTTGGGAATTGTGGGAATTCAAATTTTTAGAAACAAAACAAGACGCAATAGACCGTTGGGAACAAGACCAAAAAGAATTAGCAAATGGAGTAAGACGGTTGGAGAACGCTACACGATTGGAGTTTAGAAGACGCAGTTAATGACTGGGCTAAATTCCATAAAAGAAAATAGGGGTTGGTTAGCCCCTCCATATGGCGCTAGGGACAGTCGGTTAAGTCACCAGGTTTTCATCCTGGGGTGTCCAGTTTGACTCTGGATAGCGCTACCAAAAACGAAACGAGGTGCGAAATGGATTACAAAACACAAATAGAAAAATCAAAAGAATTATTAGAAAGAACAAAATCTGCTATTGAAGAAACAAAATATAGAAAAGAGGAAACTCGTAAAATAATACAAACTTATAGAAATAAAGACGAAGAAGAAAGATAATATGCCGAGATGGGTGAGTGGTTTAAACCAACGCACTGCTAACGCGTCGACCTAGTAACGGGGTCCGCAGGTTCGAATCCTGCTCTCGGCGCCAATAAATTTTAGGAGGTTATTATGGTAGTATCAGGAGAAACAAAGAAAGAAAAATTAGTTATAGTTAATTGTGATTGTGGTTGTAACGAAGGTATTTATGTAACAAAATATAAAGAAGTAGGACTACCTAATGACTATTATATTACAATTACAACTTCAAAATTTTATAGTGAGCAAGATAAAATGTGGCAAAAATTTAAAAAGAGACTTAAAATGATATGGTATGCTATAAGAGGCAAAGAATATAGGTTGTGTGAAATTTGTATTACTGACGACGATATAGACGAGTTAATAAAAAAGTTAGAGGAAATAAAGAAATGAAATATAAAGAATTTGTAGATTGGTGTAATCAAAGAGCTTGTGACGGCTGTTGGTCGTCTGCTACAGCAATTTATTGCATTGGTATTTGTAGCACGATAAATAGTTACCGATTTTGGAAACGTGAAAAAATATGGAAAGAAAAATATGAAAAAGAAGTTGTCAGAGATATAGTTGAAGTTATCAACGAAAAACGTAGAGAAATGGGCTATTGTTAATATGGGTAAGCGCTAGAGTAGGAGAGCTAGGGCGGTCTGTAAAACCGTTGTCGAAAGGCTGAGGTGGTTCGATTCCACCCTTACCCACCATTAAAAACAGTCGATTTATGTATCCACATAGATACTGGTATGGGTAATAGAGTTTGACTGTTCTCTATTGTATATGGGTCGTTAGCTCATCAGGTAGAGCATTACACTTTTAATGTAAGGGTAGTTGGTTCGAGTCCAACACGACCCACCAGCGAGTATCCCGATATATTCATAGTTGAATTCTAGGCTATAATATTATGGACGAAAGAGGGTAGGTAATCTCGGGGTATAGACCCTCAACTCGCCTCATTTATGCCGTGGTTGTGACCGGCTAGTCACACCGTGCCTTGAAAGCACGTACACGTGAAAGCGTGGGGGTTCGACACCTCACCACGGCGCCATTGGAAGGAAAACCATAAACCCTTGGAGAAGATTCGCACTATTCCGCCTAAGTAAAAGTAGAGGGGCAAGTGTATTGCTTAGATTGCATATTTATCTATGCACGTCAGCTGGTCCCTAGTGACGTTAACAAAAGGGAGTTTAGCGTGGCTAGTAGCGAGACGTCACATTTCTGTTCTAGGGAATAGCCCCTGTGACGCACGAGGAATATGGTAGCTCCATATTGAAGATGGGCAGATGAGTGTTCTTCCACACAGACACTATCTTTGTTGGCTGGCGTCGTTATAACGGTCCCATACGGAGGCGCACAGCGTGACCTCTACGTCGCTTCAAGTGACGGGGTTGCAGGCGGAATAAACGATAAAACCGCCATACTCCTTATATAGAAAAGAGGTAAAATAATGATTGATTTAGTTATAAAATTTTTACTAATTGCTTTATTAGTATTACAAATTGTAGTATTGGTGCATATGTTAATATGTCAAATTAAAAGAAACAAAGAAGATAAAAAATTTTGGGAGCAAATGGGTAGTGCTATTAAAGAGCAAGTTGACAGATACAACAATTTATATCCAGACGAACCATTAAAACTAGAGGAGGATAATACAAGTGAACAGGATAAATAAAACTCCTGGTGTTGTATATTCAGAAAAAGAGAAACTAAAGAATAACAACGAACTAATTTCACAATATGATAGACGAATTGTTGATATGCTTCATAAAATTGAATTTCTTGACGCAACACCAGCACAAGCCTATAAAATGTATATGAAATTGCAAGGATTTTTAAGAAAGAAACGTGACCTAAAAAGGTCAGGGAGTATTTATGTACCCCGTACCGAAACTGGGAATTATATCATAGGTGGTAGGGTAACAAAATTAAAAAAGGAGGACGACGATGGAAATAGACGAAGAAATAAAAAATGAAATTAACGGTTACGCTAGCCTCATTGTGTCTGCATTACTAGATGGAGGAAATTTATTTATGAATATTCAAATTGAAGAAGAATATTCACAATATGATATAATGTTTATGTATAAACCAAATAACTTCGGTAATCATCAAAGAGGTATAACAAGTAATGACTTACTGATAGGTGTCGTAGGGTTTGGTGCTTATGGATTTAGTATAAATATTCCAGATACTGACCCAGGATATTATAGAGAAAAACTAGGTATAAGTAGCAACTTTTTAGCGTTTTTATTTAATGAAGTTAGACGTAGATTAAATGAAATAAAATAATTTAGAAAAAAGTCAATAAAGGTATTGACTTTTTATTTTTTATAATATATAATACAAACATAAATAGAGAACAAGTAAGTCGTTTACAGGATTAAACGCAATAACAGAATAGTTAGTAATCTTTTACTGATATAAATAATCCTGTAGACCTTCAAAGAGGTCTATTTTTAATTTAATAGAAAGGAGGATACAGGATATGAAATTATGGATTTATGGTAAGGTAATGTCTGGTAAAACAACATTCGCAAGTCAATTTGAAAATGCGTATATTATCTCAACTGACGGTAACGCAGAATACACATTCGCTCCTGATAAAATATTAAGAGTTAGAAATTATAAAGAATTGAATGACGCTATTGCTAAATTAAAAACAATAAAGCCTGAATGGGTAATAGTAGACACAACTTCATACTTAATTGACTATTTAAGATTTTATTGGTGTGATAAGAATGGTGTTGAACACGAATCAGAAATAGCTTACAAAGGTTACACAATGCTTAGAAGTTTCTTATGGGAAAGCATATTCTCTATTGCAAATGCTTTTGACAATGTAATGTTTATTTCACACGAGCAAGAAATTATAGAGAAAAATAAATTTGGTAGAGAAATCTCTAAATTCCAACCAGTATTTGAAGAAAAACTTAGAGACCAAATGTCAGGACTTATGGGTATAATTGCTAGAACAGTTAAATCAATAAGTGAAGATGGTACAGCAAAATACGAATTACACATTTCAAATTCTGATGACGAGTTTGGTGGTTCGAGATTACCAATAAAGAAAACAGCAATCCCACTTACTAAAAAAGATTTTGACGAAAACTTCAAAAAATTATATGACGCAGAAAAAATCGTACGTGGTGAAAAAGACACAGTGGCTGATACAGCTAAACCAGCAGAAGCTGAAGAAAAACCTAAAAGACGTTCAGTTATAGGTTAATAAATATTTTTAAGGAGGAATGTAATTATGGCAAATAACGGAATTGACAAAGAAGATTTATCAGAATTAAATGCAATTTTCAAAGAAATGGGTGGTGTAGATAAAATAGAAGACTACACAAACAATTTTGAAAATCTTGCAGACGGAGAATATATAGGAGAAATCGAAAAGGTTGAAGCTAAAAATTCAAAAAATAGTGGTAAACCTATGATTAGTATTACAGTAGCAGTTGAAGGTGGAAAGAAAGAATTTAGACATCTAATGCTAGCTGGAGAAAATTTAGAAAAAACACGTTCAGCTATTGCTAGAACTGTATCTCAATTAAAGGAATTAGGTGTAGACGTTAGTAGCAATGATATTGCAGTTATAACTGATAACGCTTATTCATTAGTAGGAACTAAAGTTAATATGGAAATTAAAACAAATAATAACTTTAGAAATGTATGGTTAACTCTTGCTTAATATAAATTTGATACCGGTATAAAAGCCGGTATCATTTTTCTTGGTCATAATATTCGTCTATAATTTTTTGTGTTTCTCTTTTTTCTTTTGCACGATTAAATCTTCCTTTTTCATCAATACTAAAGTCCATAGCTCTAACTTCAAACGGTAAGTCTAATTCGTCCACAAATACAACCGTGCATTCGTCTATTTGTTTTTTATATTCTTGAAATATTGCGTTCATATATCCTTGTGCTTGGGGACTTTGTTGGTGAAACCACGAATGATTTTCTGCGGATAGTAATGCTCCATTTTCAACTGTAGCTTTTCCTCCGTCCTTTTTCATTCTTATATGATGGTATGTTAATTGTTTCATTCGTTTCTTTTGGCCTTTGCTCGTGTATCTTCTGGGTGTAGTATCTTTTCTTAAATGTAATTTTTCAATAAAACATTCCGCTCCATATCTTCTTATCAATTCTTGTTTCGCATTTTTATTACTACTCATTTTTAATTCCCCCATTTTATTTTTATTATCATTTAATGAGAAAGTGAACAGATTTTAAACGGACCGTTTTAAGACGCAGAGATGAGTCTTAGAATGACTCAATCCGATTTCTGTTCACTTTTTGTTGTCGTAGCTTGTCATTTTTTGTCGAACCCTGTCAAAATTCTGACAAACAGTATAAAAAATAGGGGTAAAATAGCCATATGGTGTTATAACGCTCTAAAATGCCCATACAGCGATTTTACCCCTTAGGAGTATAACTTTATTATTCTAACATATAAAAACGATTTACGGCTATTCTAACGCGTTGTTTAGGTTACATAATTATAAAATATGTAAGTAGAAATCATTTTTAGAATTTTTAATTTTAACTTTCCAAAATCGGACAATTTTCTGTTCACTTTTTAATAACTTTGTGACAAAATATTTTGAATATCAATTTCTGTATTCAAACTACAAGTCCTAAAAATATAAGTTGGGTTGTCTTGCTGGTCACGGGTGAAGGAGGTGCATACCCCCATTGTCCCGTCTGCGTCAAATCCCATAAATCCTACGTCAACAAATCCTGAAATAGCAGTTAGTTGTGAAGCGTCTGTAATCGTTGTTGAATTACCTATCGTTCTTGATAATTTTGTTGTACTTATTGTACCTATATTATTAGCCATAAACATTACCTCCTCTATCTATTTTAGTTAATCTTACGATTGTACTTATGTTATTGCTTATATTCACTATTACGTAGATATGTCCCATACTATCTGTTAATATAAATCCATTTTGAATAGTTCCTGAAATTATATTTATATTTGCATTATCAACTGTAGTGCTATCACTCAAACTTAATGTTGTGTAGCCAATATCATTTCGTTCACTATCTGTTGAATATACAGCACGTAACGTTGTTGAACCCGCTACTGTTGTGACCGTTGTGGTTGGGTCATATATATTTGTGATTGTATCTGTGTCACCCTCCCAGTATTGGAATGTCATACCTGAAATTGTATCTGCTGTAATATTCACAGTTTCACCAGCTTCATAAAATCCAGAAGTTTCTCCCGTGTCGTCAATAGTAGCATTTGATAAACTTAATTTATATGAAGATATATAATTAGCCTTTAATCCTACCGCTGTTGCTGGCATTTTAATATAAATTGGATTATCATAAGTACCTGGTATAAGAGGGTTAAACATACCTCCGTCCCATAATTCAATTTGAGTAATTGGTGTATAGTTTCCAGAAAGTACCGTCCACCTTGTGAATGTATATTTCACAGTAGAAGTATCTTCTTTACCAAATCTAATGTCTACTTTTTTACCTTCATACACCGTTGCAGAAGTTTGGTTTTCTCCAGTTAAGCCATCTACCAGTTCAATTTGTACATCACCTTTTCTAACCGTACTACCTTGAAACGTTGTTGCGACTTTTGGCATTGTCAATGTCGTAGTATGTGGAAAATCTGGTGGATTTGTTCTACTTATAATATCGCTCAAATCTTCTTCAGACGAATAAGCATACGCTGACCAACCACCGAAATAATACTCGTTTGGATATTCTGTCATTCTAATTTCTACTTCGTCTCCAACATAATAGTCGTGAGGTTCGGTTGTCCAGTGTTCAGTCACTACTTCGTCTCCGGTTTCTGGGTCAGTAGAAGTTGTTGTATATTTCATTTCTCCATATATACCCGACCTATGTAAAGTTACTTTTGGTCTAGCTCCTTCGTCGATATAATTTTCTGTAATTTCAATATTTACAGAAGGTATTGTCATTTGAATTGGTGTTACTAATGCACTTGTACTAGCATAAGCCAAATCTCCAGTCCATTCGTAAAACTCTTTACCTTGGTCTGGGCTACTTGCGTATACCGTTACTTGGTCTCCAATAGGTCTTGTATATTGAGTAGTTGAACCATCTTTTCTATGTACTGTAAGTGTACGTTGTTGAGTTGTGTCTGGTACAAAGAATGTGGCTTTAATCGTACAATCACTTCTTAACTTTGAAAGTCTGGTTGTTTCAGCTAATGGGCTATAAATTTCAACATAATTTGTTGTAGTCTGTAACACACCGTTTATATAGACTTCCCACTGTAAGAATTGATGACCATAAGGTACGGCACCTTGTTTAACTCTAATGTTGCTCAATGAATCACGTAAAATCGTTGCACTATCTACCCAAGTGTCTCCATTTTGAAGTTCACCGTCAACCATTGTTACTGTAAACCAAGGAATAGCTGAATAATTACACGTTATCGTACTATCACTTGTTCTTGCGTATATTCTGGTTGAAGATGAATTTGTGTTAGCGATTTCTGCGTCTCCAGAAGTCAATGACCAATGATTAAATTCATATGTATCTGGAGCTGTACCAGAGCTTACTGTTATGTAATCACCTTGTCTCACGTTATATGTGTTACTTCCTGAATTAGTTATTACTGTGATTTTTCTCATATTATAATTAGCTGTAACAGTACCATCAGCTCTACCTAATTTAACTGTAGTATTAGCACTATATGAATTTCCAATACTATAAATACTTGAAGTAGACCAATTTGAAAAATCTCCTAAACTTGTATCTGCTGAAATATTTACAGATTGCCTTTCTTTATAATCTCCTGAGCCTGTACCATTCACAACAGTTAAATGATACGTTTCTTTTTGTCTATATTCAACTGTAATAGTTGTATTTCCTGACACATAAAATCCATAACTTGTAGAAGTGCTTACTTGTGTTCCGTCTTTTAACCACCTTACAAATAAGTAATCTCCCACTTCTTCATTAGTCGAACTACTCCAATAATTTCCTGATAAAACTTGTGAAGTAGTAGTTTGTCCACCGTTGTTTCTGTTCACTAATGTTACTGTATAAGTTGGATAAAAGTCATATCTTGCTTCGATAGTTCTATCATTAGCTCCAGCTGTAATATCTAATGTTGTACTTGTGCTAATTCTTGTATCGTTTTCATACCAACCATTAAATCTATATTCTCCTACAGTTGAGTTAGTTGTAAATCTTTGTTTACGTCCTTGTACTAATTGATTTACAGAAGTTCCTCCAGCATTATTTTGATTAGTAACTGTTATAGTTCTTATTGGTGCATAATGTCCTGTAATAATAGCGTTTCCGTCACCAACAGTAAATGTATTTGTATGATTTCCTAATGCGTCAGTGCCAATACTACCTTGACCTTCTATTGTCCAATTCAAAATACCTTGTGAACTATCTGGTGGGGTAGGTACTAATGTATATGAATTTGTTTGTCTTAATCCACTGGCTTGTGCTACGTCACTATTATTAACTCTAATTAAACCGTCAATTACTTGCACTTCGTTATATGAATATACGTATTCAAAATGTGCTGTAAAACTCAATGCGTTATCTGGCATTTTGAATGACCCATATGAGCTATGTATATCAGTTAGATAATTTGTATTACCTGACCAATATGAAAATTTGTAATGACTTGGTACTGTAGCAGAAATATGTACGTTTGTACCGTATTTATAGATACCTCCACCTGTACCACCGTTTACAGTTAGATAATGTCCTGTTGCGTCTCTGTAGAATGCAGTTAATTCTACGTCACAATCAGGCATTGTAAGTATTGATACAGAAGGGTCTTCTGCGTTTGTCACACCTACTATTTGGCGTAAAGCGTCTTCTGTTCCTTGCCATTCATAAAATTCCATTCCAAATGGTGCTACTGTTGCGATAATCATAACTTCCTCGCCTGCGAAGTATGTTGCTGTGCTTGGACCGCTACTTGCTGTAGGTGAACTACTTGTTGAAATATATCCGTTAGTAATTGTTAAAGTTCTTGGTATATGAGTTTCAAAATTAGCACTATAAGCAATATCTCTATAAGGCATTACAAACGTAGCTTCTTGTGTTTCACTATCTGGTTGAAGTAATAGCAAATCCTGTGCTGTACCACTCCAATCTCTAAAAGATTGATATTGAGCATATTCACCATAAGGTACGCCTTTTATTGTCACTACTTCGTCTTCTGCAACTAATGCTGTACTAGCATTTATACGTTCAGTTGTACCGTCGTCCCTAACAACTTGTGTTATAATACCATTTGCTATTTCTACAGTCCAATAATCTAATGGTAATTTTGGTTGGTCGTGCATTAAATATAATGCAAATTCTAATTGGTTGGCTAGTACATAGTTAGGTTGTGTCGCACTCGCATATATATTAGGTAATTGGTCAGCAATCGCAGGATTATTTTTAGATAAATCCACTAATTGTTTAATATTACTTACAATTCTGTCTATATCCGTTTTAGTAGGCACCATATTTTTTTGCCAATAATCATTTTCATAAACTTCAATATCTGGTGCGGTACGTACTATTTTTTGTTGTACCATCCATTCAGCACAATACGCAGTGTTTTTCTCTAGTCTGTTTAAGTCTGTATCATTCCAAGCACCTTTAGGATTTTCTTGGTCTGGGTCTATTTGGACGGCTTTTACACTTCCTAAAGTTCTATCATAAATTGGTTCTATCCATTCTCTAGTCAAGCGCAATCACCTCCATATCTCCTGACCACGTACCATCAAAAGTCCAGTGGTTTCTTAATATATAAACTGGCATTTCCGCAGTAAATTGTGTTTGAATTACTCCATAATCACCTGCGTTTACCAAAGGCTCTCCTCTACCTGTATAAGTATATTTGAATTTCTTTTTATACCATTCTAAATATTTACGTTTAATATATTCTGAAGTATTGTTCACTGTTATATCATATTGCATAATTTGTGTGTTTAATACTAAACTATCACTTGTAACATTTCTTTCTTGTATAGTTTTTATTTCTATTGGGTATCCTATAATCTCAACTTTAACTTCTTCTCCACCTGAAAAACCTATCAATGAAATAAGCCCACGTTTACTATAAAGTCTGATAGTACCAAGTGATATAGCTTGCAAAACAGATTGTGAATTTTCGTCTGAAAGTCTTGCTCCTATTACATATGCGTCACTATAAGTTATTTCATTACTTACAGATGTGCAGGTAGCTGTAGTTATAACTTTACAATGACTGTATACATTACCAGTAGTTATAGCGGAATTATTTGCTACAAAATTGTCTATGTCACCGGATTGTTCTAATCCTGCATAATATTTTGGCATTGATATTTGCGATAAATTATTTATAGTATTCAACTGTTCAGCAGCAGGTATACTTTCAAAATCTGTATAATGCCAAGTATATGAATTTGTGAATGTAGTAGGGTCTGATATATTCAAATTAGCGAATTTAATATGTCCATTATCCTTTATCAAAAGTGTAGCTCCTACTGAGAAAGCTAGCAACTGTAATACTTCTTTACAAGTTACTTCTGGGATAGGTACGTTAATACGGTAATCACCGAAATTAGTACCATTAACGTCAGTTGAAAACTCAACTGAATTTAAGTCAAACCCTTCATAAACTAATATATCATTTACTATTTCAGCTACTCTACGTTCGTCATTTGGGTATATATCTGTTGTATAAGTTTCTTCCATTACGTCTAAAAGTGAACCGCAGGTGAATGTCGCACTTTCGTCTGCATTCGCTGATACATCCATAAGTCTTAATTCTTTCCAACTATCCCATTCAATTTCAACACCTTCACCTAATTCATAATTGATTACTGGAAAAGCATTTGCTCTTTTTACGGTTGCAACTCCTACATAACGCGTAACTGGGTTTCCGTCTTTGTCCACAACTGGATTTCCTTCGTCGTCATACACTTGCTGTTCAACCGTAGTATATTCAAATTCATCTTCCATTTTTACAGTACCGTCTTGATTATATTCGTAACCAAATACATTATATCCATTTCTAAATCTAATTCTAGTTTGTCGAGTTAAGTTTATATAACCGTTTTCTGGATTATCTATATTATAAAATCCGTCATAGTTATTTACGTCAAAACTAAACGTCCTTGAAGGTAGTGTATCGCATACGTACGAAGTTTTATCGTCAAAGTCCACATTTAATACGGCGTCTTGGTCTAAATAAATTGTTTTACCAAACATTATTGTACTTACACGAATTCTTCTATGTCTAAATCTAGTTTTAACAAATTCTATTTCTAAATAACTAATATTATTTGTATTTATTTCAAAATTAACAGAAGGTAAAGTTTCAAGTATATGCGACCCACTTGTATCCTCCCATTCAATTCTTTCTGTGAATGTAGCAACTTCTGTGTCACTTGCGTTATAGCAGTGAACTATAATGCTTTTTGGATAAGCACTAGGTACAGCAGGATTTAGCATTACCGAAAAATTTTCAATGTTACTTACGTGAGCTAAATTTACTTTCATTTTAGGATTAGTTTCAAATTCTCCATTTTCATCAGAAACACTTTCTGAAACATATCCGTCAATCGGTGTACCTTGATACACAATAAATCGACCATCTAATAACCATAAGTTTTCTTCTAATGTGGCTACTGTCCCACTGTTGTATTTATCTAAATCTGTAACAGCGTCAATATTACAAATACTCAATTTATCAGTTGAAGTTACACTACTGATTTGAATATTTGTATCTGGTGTATACATTATTATATCAATGTAGCCTTCTTTTCTAGTCCTAGCTTTTAAGTGATTTTCAAAATCTACTTTATCCAAATTTCCATACGTATCTCTATGAACCGCCATAACTTACCTCCTTTCTATTTTAGTATCCCATATCAATTAAATTACATTTGACGTCTTTGTACCATATTGGACGTTTTGCGTATAAATAGTTTCCTCCAGCTGTGTACTTTATCGTTTCCCATTCACACGGGGTGGCTTCAAAGTCACCCCAGTAGAATTTTCTTTTTATAAATTGTTCATATTCATCATCCCAATACCATAACTCACATTCAAATTTTGCAATTTGTTTTTTTAACCAATTTACGTCATACCTTGATAAATATGGCCAATATAAATTTTCAAATTTGTTAAGTCTACGATTTATTGTTTGTGATACCACTTGTCCATTAGCGTTTCTTGTAGACTTAACTAATTGTTCAGATTTTTCTTGATAGCCTATTGCTGGGTTATTCACTGTATTCCAATATGGATGAGAAGGGTCATATTTTGAATAATCTTCAGTTAAACGATTTCCATATGGGTCGTGGAAATAAAAATTTTCTCTATTTATAATCAACAATGGTGCAAATGAATTTACTTTTGGGCATATTCCTGAATGTATATCCATAACCTTCTACCTCCTTTTATCTTGCATAAACTCTATTGTTTAATACATTATTTTTTATTCTATTATTAGCTCTTTCAACTGTTGCCACTAAATCAGAACCTCTTTGTACGAACTGACCTTTAACTGGTATACCTTGGTTTACTTGATTGCTGATTTGAGCAACTTGTTGTACTAAATTATTTATCGCACTTTCCATTCCAGAGTTATTTTGTGGTTGATATGGTTGATTATATTTTTTAGGTATAACAGCTTCTCCTTGGTGTAAGTAAGCTAATCCGTCATTTGGTACATAATTTGTACCAACTGCGTATGTTCTTACTGTGAATTTACCTTTTTTAGCTTCTTCTTCATATTTAGCTTCACCATTATACGTCCACGTTTTTGCATTACCAAATGAGAATATTTCTGCAATAGTATCTCCAACTCCTTGCCAAAAACCTTGATGTTGTTGTATTATTGCGTCTATACTATTCATTTCTTGTTGGAATTTTTGTTGAGTATCTGCGCCAACACCTTCAAGTAAAGATTTTTTAACGTCGTCGCTTGATTC